CTTCATTTAAAGCATCACTAAATTCCGCTTTACCTTGTTCTGTCCATTTCCAGTTTGGAAATTTAGCTAATACATCATCAATAGTATTAACTTGTAATTTATTAGTTCTGTTTCCAGCAGGATCAATTATATTAATAGAGAATGTACCTGTTGAAGGTTCAAAATAAATATCAGAATCAGTTTTAGTATTAGTACCTATATGAATCTTATCAGTAGTTTTTTCAGTTTCATCTATATAATGCCCTTTACCTATTCCTAAATCAAAAGCACCATCATATTTTCCAGGTTGTCTTTCAGAAGGAACTAAATCAGTTTTAACAGCTAAATAAGGATATTTTCCTTTATCACCTAAAAACTTCCAATTTTTTGGATCACTAGATCCTCCAGTAGATATAAATCCACTTTCTCCTTTATAATTATATTTTACACCTGGTTTTAATTCACCTTCGAATATTTTTTTATAATCCATAGCTTTAGATGGACGGTTAGGAATTGATGGAGCAGCTTTCCAATCTTTTGGAATACCACCTCCAGTACTTTTACCAAAAGCGTATTTTGTAGCTACACCTTCACCAGTACCAGGTGTTACAGAAGCACCTGTTCCAGTCATGGACATTTCTTGTCTAAGCTTTTTCTTTAAAGCTTCTTTTATTTTAAGTTTATTATCCATTGATTTTCTTAATTTCTTCAGCTAATTGTTGATATTGAAGTAATGCTACTAAATGATCATCTTTTACAGACGACTTACTAGATATTGGTTTTATCAACGTTATAACTTCGTTTAACTTAATTTCAGTAGTCTTATCGTCTACTTGTTTAACTAAAGAAGTTAGTTCTTTTTTAATTTTATCTAGATTTTCGTTAATATATATCTTAAGATACTCTGGATTGGAAATGTTATTGATGAATTCTTTAAGTACTGATTTTTGTCTGTTACTTAAATTAGCATATTTGTTGTTGAATTTTTCAATTAACATTCTGTAAGCAAGTAAACGAATATTATTATCTTCTTTATTAAGAGCTATAGATACATCAGTTTCTTTAGTCTCAAGTAATTGTTTTTTAGTAATATGTTCTAAGATAGTGAGTTTATTAATCACAAGTTGTTTAGGTTCAACAAACTTATTCTCCATTGCTGATTCAAATAATGTATAAGCTGCTGCTAACACGTTATAGTTAGTGATTTTAGACTTAAAGAAGCTTTCTAAATCGTAATGCTTCTTAATCTCTTTAATAAGGTTATATTTTTCTTTAAGTAATTGCTCTTTATTCAATTTTTTAGCACAGTCAATAGTAGTATTAACTAATACTTCTGCTTTACCCTCACTTAAGCGTGGTGCTGTTACAATTGTATGATAGAGTTTATGTTCTTTCGCTAACTCACTGTTATGAAAGAATTTTTTCACGATTTTTACCGCTTTAGAGTCAGTATTAGCTAAAGTATCAGATGCGATTTGACGCACTAATAATTCAAATAATACACCTGTGTTGCGGAATTTGTTATGTTTTATACGCATAGTTTAGTACAATGATACTAATTATAAATATGTAGTTTATTTAATTTCGTCGCGAATATTGTCTTCATTTAATAAATCGCTTTGTTTAAATAAATTTGTTTTACGATTAACAGGAATGTTATTGAATATTCCTTTATTTCTAAGGTATGTCTCTAAAGCGAGTGGTGAACCGCCTTTCCATTGTGTTTTAGCTAAACTATCTTCTTGATCAACACCCGCGGTACTATATGTTTTAGCACCAATTCTATCTTTACCAAATGGGTTATCTTGTCTATTAATATTAGATGCTGATGCTTTAGGACGACCAACTAAATGTACTGGTTCATTAGAATTTTTCTCATTATATCCTGTTGGTACAGCTCCATCTCCTCTACCTTTACCATAAGCTGTTGCTAATTGGTGTGGTGTGCCATATACCTGACCTGTTTCTGATGGATCATTACCTTCTGCTTCTATTTGATTTAATCTAAATTTACGCGCTTTATCTTGTACTATTAAATCACGATATTCATCAAATTGATCTTCACTAAAGTGGAATAAATTATCATAAATCCAATCAGATGGTAATAAATTATTTTCCATGATTTGAGAAGCTAACTCAACTTTTTCTTTCATTAAGTTAACACGTTCTTGATCATAAATGATAGATGGAGTAGTTAATGATAAGTCAAAGTTAGTTAAAGCTTCACCATCATATCCTTGAGTATATAAATGTACTAAGGCAATCTTAGTTAATTCAGATAATAGTATTCTTTGAATACGTTCTACAGTACGAGCAAATCTAATGTCTTCAGCTGCTAATGTAGCTTTACCAGTTAAGTCTTTCTCATATCCCATGAATGCTTTAGGTATTTTAAGAGCCGCAAATAACTTATCTCTTAAGTAAGCAACATCTTCAATACCATTATATTCTAAACCTTTAGCTGTATCAATACGAGTTGATTGATCATTACCTCTTACTGGTATGTAAAAGTCTTCCATCATGTTCATCATATTGTACTTCAAGTTATATTGGCCTGTTGTTGGATCAACAAAAGGTACTTTTTTAAGTTTTTGAACTGTTTTCTGCATAAATGCTTCTACTTCATTTGGAGGTATAGCACCTACATTCATGTAGAAAATACGTTTTTCAGGAGCACGAACAATACGATGAATCATCATCGCATCTTCCATTAACACCATTTGTTTAAATATCTTACGGCCTGGTTCTAAATAACTTCTACCATAAGGCAAGTAGTTAACATCACTTATTAATCTAAAGTGAGCCATTTCATAGTTTTCAAAGTAAATATCTGAAGTTGCTGTGCCTAAGGCGTATTGAGTTTGTGGGGTTGTAATACCAGATACACTTGTTGGATCATATTTAAATCTTACATAAGTAGGATTTTTAGGATTGGTACCTTCTTCTCTAATAATTGAATAAGCTGAAAATGGTATAACATTATATACACCAAATTTTTCAGCTATTTCTAATTTAAGATAAAAATCTCCATACTTACACATATTACGAGCCCAACTCCATAAGTTAAATTCAAGATTTAATACATCATAAAATAGATTGTATAAAATACGTTGGATATTTTCATCACTAGAACGAATATGGAGCATCTCACCATGCTCATTTTTTAAAGTACACTCATCAGCTATAATATCAAGTGCAGAAGCCACAATAGCGTCTGTATCCATTGATTCATAGTCTGTATAAAGTTGTACTCTTAATGTTTGATAGTTATAAACATTGTTTACATTGTAAATACCAGCACCTGATGTAGTGTAAATTTTAGTAAATCTATCTACCAATGCGTTAGTTTGTAATGTACCTAACGATTGAATGCGGTCTGTGTCTATTACTCTTAACTCATCACCGCCAACATTGCGGATAACAACATCTGAGGAGAATAAACGTTTTAATTGGTCAAATAATGCCATAATTTTCTGTATATGTTATAAATATTTAGTTATATTAGCCAACTGATATCTTCTACACCTCCCATACCAGTATCCATTTGCCATGGATTTTCATTTATTGGTGAATGTGGGGTTGATATTGATGGACCGGAAATATATGAAACTTTTCCTATACCTCCAAGTGAGGCTCTAGTTAAGTCCATAGCTGATTGATTAAATCTTAAAGCTGTGTCACGTAAGAATAAGCCAAAACCAAAAGCCATCACAAGATCATCATTATAGCCATCTGTCGCTTGTGCTTTACCATTTTTCCAAATAAAGGTTCGTAATTCTTCTAATAGTCGACGTGATTGAATAATACATCCACGTTCTCTCATATATGCTTCTAATTTAGAAACAACAAGTGGGCGAGTTTTTGTTGAGTTGGTGAAACCAGGTACTAAATTATTTTCATTTCTGCTAAGGAAATTATCTTGAGTTATATTAGCTGTGTCTGTTTTAGATGAGTAATATAAATTTTGATAACCTCGTTCTATAACTGTTTGTATTGTATCCCAACCTATATTAGCGTTTTCAATCACTAATAAAGCATTATTATATTCAGTAGATAATGCTACTAACATATGTCCATAATCTCTAGTTCCTACTTGTCCTTTATATTCTGCTACTTGCTTAGCTGTTTCTACATCAATTACATGACAAGCAGAGTAATCTTTTCCATCACCACGTGCAACATCAGCTACAACCATATAATTTCTTGTATAGTCTGGATATTCCCAACGCCATAAATTACCATCAAATCCTCCTTTTGCTACAGGATCAACTTGAAATGTTTGAATATACCAATTTAAAATATCTGGTTCTACTACTGAGTCTCCTGATGTACTAAAATCACAATCACATTCTTGAGCGGCGTTACGTGGTCCTAAAATAGCATCTTGTTCATCTCTCCATTTTTGAGATCGTTCTGGGTGTACTGTCCAAGGTATTTTAATTGATGTAAATCCATTTTTACCTTCTTCACCACCAATAAATGTTCTATGAAACCAGTTACCAGTACCAAATGGTGTAGATATTGCTATACATTGTCCACCTGTAGCTAAGGTTTGTTGAGCAGAAGCAAATATCTCATCTATACCTTCAATAAAGGCAGCTTCATCTAATAATAGTAATGATACTGCTTCAGATCTACCAGCGTCACCTGTT